CGCAGCCGAAACTTCCGGGCGAACGACTACGCCTTCCGCGTGGCTAATTTATTCCGCTCGCAAAAGGTTTTGACCCGTTGAAAGTTTCGACCATGGCTCACATGGTTATCGCTGTCGACCCCGGTGCAAACGGCGCCTTCGTCTGGTCGGTCGACGGCTTCGGCGTCGAGACGCGCAAGATGCCCGGCTCCGATGTCGAGATCTGCGAGCTGATGGCCGAGCTCTCCTGCAAGGCCAAGTCCGTGGCCCTCTTCCTCGAGACGCCCTCCGTCGCCGGCTACGGCCCGAAGATTCCCGGCGCCTCCATCGCCAAACTCCAGTTCAACGTCGGCGTGATCTACGGCGCGTCCGTCGCGATGGGCTGGCAAGTCCGCCGCATCGACCCGAAGGCATGGCAGAAGACGCACCCCGTTGGCAAGAAGGCCGACCACGGCTCAGGCTGGAAGCGACACCTCAAGGCCCGGGCGAAAGAGCTCTTCCCCCAGACCGACGTCTACGATTGGAACGCCGACGCACTCCTCATCTACGACTCCGCCATCCGCGGCGTCATCAACTGAGTTAACATAACTCAGGCAAACCCTTCCTTTTGTAACCTTTGCAACCTATGAAGAAAAACACCCTCTCCCCCAACGCCGAGATCCCTGGCACGCAGTACATCCTGCTCCCTGATAACCGGGTCGCCCGGCTCCTCACGCCCACCGTCCGCCCCTCCGGCGACAACTACAACCTCCGCATCGGAGGCCGCACTCGGCAATTCACGCTCGAGGCCATCAAGGCCATCATCGCCGGCGCCGACCCGGCCACCGTCGGTAACAAGTAACTCTTCCCACATGAGCACCACGCCCAAAACCCAGTCCGCCACCGCTGACCTCGTCGCCGCCCTCGCGCAGCTCGACAACGTCAAAGCAAACAAAGTAAACCCCGGCTTCAAGAATCGGTACGTCTCCCTCGACGCGCTGCTCGACGCCATCAAGCCCGTCCTGCTAGACCACAACCTCGCCCTGATTCAGACGCTGATCAGCGAAGAGGGCAAGGTCGGCGTCTCCACGGCCTTCCTCCATGCCTCCGGCGAGCGCTTCGACTTCGGCCGCCTCATGGTCAAGTCCGAGGGCCTCGACGCCCAGAAGATTGGCGGGGCCATCACCTACATCCGCCGTCAGTCCATCCAGACGGCGTGCGGTATCTCCGTAGACCTGGACGACGATGGGGCCGTGGCGGCCTCTGGCTTCCGTTCTACGGCCACTTCGCAGTCCGTCCTAGGCGGAGCCTCCGCCCCCGCCTTCTCCCCCACCTCCCGCCCGCTGACCAAATGAGCGACCCTAAGCCCTTCGACCCCTTCGACCCCATCTCCGCCGCCATGGGGGCCTTGCACGGCCAGAACCTCCTCGCGGCCAAGGACGCCCGCATCCGTCAGCTCGAGGAACGCCTCGAAGGCATGCGCGAGGCCGGCGACCAACTCTGGTACTGCGTCCGCCACGCGCAGCGCATCCACGCCGACGAGCTCATCGACGCTATCGAGGAATGGCAGGAAGCCCGCAACCATGGCTGACACCCCCAAGGGCATCGAGAAGATCGCGGCCACCGTCCCGCGTCAGTACGCCCTGCTGCTCTTCCTGGACGGCTTCCCTTACGTCGAGATGACCGCCCGTAAACACGCCGACTTCCTGACCGACCTCAACGCATGGAAGCGCAAGACCTACCCGTCCCTGTCCCGGTCTGATGTTCGCTTCTTTACCCTAGCACCCTCGGGCGAACTGAAGGAGCTTAACTTTACCAAATGACCAACCGCGAATACCTGAGGAACATCCTCAACCAGTTAGCCGGCGAAGTCGCCGCCCTCCGCCCGACCCACGAAGACTCTCTTCGCATCGCTAACGAAGATCTGATGCAACTCCAGATCTCCATCAACGAGGCCGCAGCCGAACTCGAGCGCCTGGACGCCGACAACATCGAGGAGGCCTATCACGTCAAGCCAGTGTATGACCGCATCAAGGCCGTCATCGCCCACGAGCGCGTCCTCCGCAATCAGCTCGACCGCATCGCCCTCGCCGCCGACAGCGCCATCGACCTGTGCAACCTCCTTTCGGCGCACGTCGAAGAGCACGGCCCGAACGACGACGACGCGAACCTCTGACCTTTCCCACCAAACCCGCACACACATGCCACAGATCCATGACCGCAACGAGTACCGCGCCTTCCCGGCGCTCAACCAGTCCGCCGCGAAGCACCTCCTGACTTCGCCCGCCCATTACCAGGCCTACATCCGAATGCCCCAGGAAGAGACGAAGGCCCTCCGATTCGGAACCTTCGTTCACTCCGCAATCCTCGAACCGCACACCCTCGACGACCTCTACGCCACCGCCCCGGATTGTGATAAACGGACTAAGCAGGGAAAAGAGGACTGGGCTGCTTTCGCCACGGCCAACGCCGGCAAGACCATCCTCGACGCGGAAGAGTCCGCCGTCGGCCATCTCGTCGCCTCCCACGCCCGCCTTGCGCTGAAGGCCCAGGGTGTCGTCTTCGACGCGACCGAGGTCATGTACCAGGTCGATTACAACGGCGTGCCTCTGAAGGCCGCTATCGACGGCGTGGCCGGCGACTACCTCTGGGACATCAAGACCACCGACGACGCGTCCCCTGCGGGCATGCTCAAGAGTATCCGCAACTATCGCTATAACCTTCAGGCCTACTGGTATCGTCTCGTTTACGAGCTCGCCACCGGGCGCCGCCCCCTGGGCTTCCGTTTCCTCTTCGTCGAGAAGGAGCCGCCCTTCGCCACCGCCGTCTGCGAGATCGGCCCCGACCTCATGTCCTACGCCGTCGCCGACTTCGAGAAGGCCGTGACCCTTTACAAGGCCTGCACCGAGTCCGGCGACTGGCCCGCCTACACCGACGAGATCCAGGTCATCGACGTCAAGTCCACGACGACCGCCGCCCCCATCAACTTCGCCTAACATGATCACCAACGATAAGACCACCAACGACACCTTGCTCTGCATGGTGTCCCCTCAGTACGCAGTAACCTTCAGCGCCAACGTTCCCCTTCAGGAGGTTGAACTGAGCGAGACCGGGCAAGTCCTCTTGCACGTCTTGGATTGGTACCGCAAGAATTACCGCCACGCAGGCGAGTGGTTCCTTGATGGCATTCGCAATCCTAGCAACGCCGAGATCACGAACGGGATGAGCGCGAAGCTCAAGCCTCACGCCGAGGAGCTTGTCGCCTTCAAGGACAGCGATGAAGGAAAGCAGCGCCTGCTCTCCGCCGTCGGCCTCTAATATCTCAACACATGGAACCCAACAACGACCGCAAGCCCCTGAAGTCTATCGAGACGGCAGGAACCTATAAACTCAAACTCATCAAGCCCGCCTTCGACAAGATCAGGCAGTGGGAAGACGGCACCGTCTCCTGCCGACTCTTCTTCCTCGACGACCAGGGCAACTGCCTGAGCAAGTCCTTCTCCTCGAAGTGGGGCAAGCCTCTCGCCATGCTCGTCGGCAAGTTCTCCGGCAAGTTCACCGAAGAGCTGCGCCTTGACGCGACCCCCGCCGAGTTCATGGAGTACATCACCCCGGCCTGTGGCAAGACGTGCCTCCTCGGCGTCGAGGCCGAGCCTTCCGGCGAGTACAACGGCAAGCCCCAATACAAGTACAAGCTGACGTACCCGAAGGGCAGTCAGAAGCCAGTCGTCTCCGAGCCCCTGCCCGACAACCCGCCCTTCTGATGAACAACCTCGCCAAGATACGCGAGGCCCTGGTCGAGGCGCTGCTCAAGGCGCCCGACCTTAACCTCCGCCGCGTGCGTCGTCGTCTCGGTCTCTCCGGGCGACAGACCCGCATCGCTTCCCGAATCGCAAAAGCCACGCGCAAGGCACAAGCCAGCGCATGACCTCCATGTCCGCCCCGACCCTTGTCCTGATCTCCGGCTTCGCAAGGGCCGGGAAGGACACCCTCGCCACGGGCATCCTCGAATGGTCGACCCGTCCGTCCCGCAAGGTCAACTTCGCCGACTACCTGAAGGACGCGGGGAATGACTTCCTGATGTCACTCAATCTAGAGGGCAACTTCCACGACGAGCGCTTCAAAGTCCAGCACCGCGACTTCCTCGTGGCCGCCGGCAAACTCGCCCGGTCGCTCGACGTCGACATCTTCGCCAAGAACCTCGCTAACTTCTGCCCCATTCAGATGGGCCCTGATGAGGTCGCCCCCGAGACGGTCGTGTGCTCTGACCTTAGGTATGCTAACGAGGTCGCCGTCTGCCAGGATACGCTCCACGACCTAGGCTGGAAGGTGCGCACGATCTACGTCGCCACCGCCGGCATCGGCCCCGCCAATCAGGAGGAGATGGACAGCATCCTCGAGATCCGCGAAAAGCACGCCTTCGACCTCGAGCTGACCTTCGCCCCTAACTCCCGCAACACGATCATGCAGGAGGGCCGCTACATCGCGAAGACATGGAGGCTCTAGTCATGAATGACGACCTGAGCATGGACGAGCGCATAGCCTGGGCAAGACGCTCAGGCCTGACCGACGAGCGCATCGCCTTCCTGCTGGCCTGCCCGAAGTACACCCGCACCGGGCGTAACGACAAGCCCGCTTACATCAAGGCCGACAACCCCAACCACCACCTCCAGAAACTCGGCGA